CCGTTGTGAATCACAATCACGGCACCAACTGTGTAAGTGAGAGGCACGCCGTTAGCGTCATTACCACTCAGTGTAGTGCTCCCGTTGGCAACATACTCATACGCTACCATCGTGGCAACGGAGGCGCTTGATGCGTCGATCCAGCCGTAGGCTACGAAGTAAACGCGCAAGCGCTTAGTGGTTGTGTTGGAGTAGATTGCACCTTCGGCCAATGGGTTGCCATCGTTGTCCACTGTTGGATCAGATGCCTTAGGGCCGAGGTAGCGATCATCAAAGTTGTCAAGCAACGCAGCAGCACTGGCAGCACTGGAGGCTGCACTTACCGCAGAAGCAGAGGCACTTGTAGCTTGTGCTGTAGCAATGCCTGCCTGCGTGGTTGCAATGCCTGCTTGTGTAGTGGCGGTAGTTGCAGAAGTGCTGGCGCTTGTTGCGCTTGTAGATGCGTTGCCTGCTTGTGTTGTAGCAATACCAGCTTGTGTGGTAGCCACGCCTGCTTGCGTAGTTGCTGTAGTTGCAGATGCACTTGCACTGGAAGCTGACACAGCAGCAGCGCTTGCGCTATTGCCTGCGTTGGTAGCCTGTGTAGTTGCAGTCGCAGCAGATGCTGACGCACTCGTGGCTGAACTTGCAGATGCAGTTGCCGAACTAGCAGCAGCGGTAGCTTGTGCAGATGCAGTAGATGCAGAACCTGCGGCAGCAGTGGCGCTTGCAGCAGCAGCATTAGCTGAACCAGCAGCAGCAGTAGCACGAGTGTCAGCAGTGCTTGCACTTGCAGAAGCCTCAGCAGCTTTTGTTGTAGCGACAGTTGCGCTTGCAGCAGCAGCACCGGCGTTAGCAGCACTTGCTGCTACAGCGCCAAGAATACTTGCAGCAGAAGCAGCAGCGTTGTTGGCAGAAGCCAGAGCGTTTGCTTCGCTTGTGTCAGCGCTTACCTCACTAGCTTGCGCAGCAGCGGCAGCGTCCGTAGCTGCATCAGCAGCGTCGAGCACAGCTTGTGCAGTCGTGGTCAACTGAGCAACCACATCAGCGTTTGTAGCGTCAGCAGTCTCAGCACCAATGAACACTGATTGCTGTGCCACTTTATCAAGGTTAGCCTCAGTCAAGCGGCTACCTGTTGTGAAGTCTACCAGTGGGCCACTCTTAGGTGTGTCACGGTAGATCACCATGTTCTTACCAACCGGAGCGGCAACGCCAAGGTTAAGTGTGAAGTCACCAACGAACATCGTGGGTAGCACTTCGATTGGGGTACGGGCGAGAGTCACAGCATCTTCAATGTAGGCCTTCACATGGGATTTATCCATGTAGCCACCTGAGAAGCTAAACTCGAACTGGGTTGTTACCCCATCACCGGGAACCCGATATGTCGCGTAAAGCGTTGTCATACGTTCTCCAAATTGTTTGCGTTATATGGATGCAGGGCCGTAGCCCTACACGCCATCAATCTTCTTTCAAAGCGTTGACACCAATCATTAACATTGGTGTGTTCGCACCGGGCAACAGCTTCGCAATCTTATGCGCGTCTGGGTCTTGTGCCGTCTTGTAAATGTCATCCAAGTAACCAGCGGCAGGAATGAATTTGCCAACCAACCCTTTAGCTGCACCTTGACGGCCACCTGTCTGCTCAAAGTCAAGCACCGGGCCGAGTAGGTCAATGAGTTCGCCAGCAAAGCCAGACGAGCCCACGTAGTTCAGCGATGCACGTGCGATCTGCATTGGGTCAAGCATCTTGTCCAAGTATGCCTCACGATCAGGGCGGCCCACAGCTTGCGCTGCAATACGTGCCATGTAGATCGGGGCTACAAAGGCCATAGAGCCTGCCAAAATACCGAGGGCACCCGCTACCCCATGGTTGAGTTTATTGCGGCCCCATTGCTTCTCCAATGCGACGAGAGGGAAGTTGCGGAACTGGGTCAACAAGCGGCCCATGTCACTGTGTGTCCACTTACCCACCTCACCAATGAACGAACCTTGGATAATCTGGTGTGTACCACGGCGCACAGCAGTGATGAACTCATCAGCAGCGCCACCTTGTGTTGCCTTGGTAATGTCGAACTCAGCCACGTTGCCGTTAGCATCCCACTTCACCATGTTGTCAAGATCACCACGGAACTTCTCAACCAGTGATTGAGTGAAGCCCATGTCAGCGAGTGCCTTGTCATTGCCACCATCACGGATGTACTTCAAGGCCTTGCTTGTGATTTGCTCTGACATGCCACGAACTTGTGTAGCTTGAATCATGCGGTGCATGCTCAGCGAGCCCATCAGGTGAGAGCCTGTGCGCAAGGCACGGTCAAACCAAGTTACTGAGCTGTTGCCGTAACTAGCGTGCACGTTCTCTGGGTTGTCGTAAGCAGTGACCATCTTGTAACCGTCAAGTCCCCACTCACCACCACCGCCCCATTGCTCCATGCTGCTCAACAAACTGTTGTTCACTTTCTCACCGCGAGCCAAGGCGCTAACCTCAGCACGCAAGCGTGGCATGTCCACAATAGAGTCAAGCGTGTTCTTCACACCCACAGCCCAAATGCCGTTCAATGATTCACCGAGCTGCGGCCAGCCCATACCGCCGAGGCGGGCAATGGATGTAGCCGACAGCAGACGGTCAAGTGCTTTGCTCTTGGCTGTGCCAAATGGACGGCCTAAGAACTCAGCAGCAGTTTGGTCAAACGCTTCCATAACTCGGTTGTCTGCTTGCGCACTACCACCTTGCATCAACGCGCTGCGCAACAAGGACAAGCCTTGTGCACCCATCACACCGTTCTGCGATAGCGCCACTTCACCAGACACACGGCGTGCGTAGTTACGCAGCAATGACAACTGGTCAGTGTTGAACAACTCCATCAGCGTGGTCTTGCTACCATCAGCCTTGGTGAACTCTTGTGTCAAGTTCAAGTGCAGACGCTTCTTAGTGTGGCTTGCACCACCAGCCGCGTAGCGCCCCATGGCAGCAGCAACTTCTTCCTTGCTCATGCCCATGGCCTCAAGCGCACCACGTACCATATCCGCAGCAGCGGGGTTGTGCACGTTGGCAGGAATCTCGTGACCACCACGGGCGTTGATACGCGCATGGTTAATATACGAGCGTGCAAGTTCTTGTGAGAACTCTGTGCTGAATCCTTCAATGTCTTGGAACTGCTTGCTCAGCACATCGGTGAACATGCGCTGTTCATCAAGTGTCAGAGTTTGCAGACGCTCAGCAGCAAGCACGTGCGGCATGTAGCCACGTGAGCTTTCAGGCAAGCGTGCCCACCCAACAGTCTGTGCGTCAACTTGTGCCAAGCGCATACGTTCATACGAGCGCTCCAGTGCATCAGCAGCTTGCTTAACCAGCGCGTGCGAAGTTGTCTCCTCATCACGCAAGCGAGCGTCCTGCTCCATAGCAACGTCACGGTTAAAGCGGTTGCGCAACTCAGGATCAAAGTGATCTTTCAATGCGCCGCCACCGTGCTCTTGTCGCCAAGCAGCATACATGTTGTCATACTCAAGCAAGGCATTACCAATGAAGCTACGCTCGTGCAAGTCCTTTGCAATCGCAGCAGTACGACGACGACCACTTGCACCTGTTGCGTTCTCAAGCAGCGTGCCAGCAATCATGCGTGCTACTGGATTGTCACTTGATGCAAGCAGTGTAGCAGGCAGCGCTACGTTGAATGTGTCGTTGTTGCCAATGAGGTTCTTCAACGCTTCAACATCAGTAGGATTCTCAGCATTCCACTGTTCAGCCTTGATGTAAATGTCGCGCACAGCCTTGTACTCTGCACGCTCACGTGGTGTACCTTGTGGCATCAAGTCAAGGCCATACTTCTGGCTAATGTCATGTTGCAGTGTACCGATCTCACCTGTGTCACGAGCGACACCGGGACGGCCTTCACCAGCAGCAACCTTAGCACGCACGCTCTCGAAGAAATCTTCAAAGCGTGGGTCAGCACCGAGCAAGCCACGGTCAGCAGCGCGTGTGAACAACTCAAGTAGTCGTTTGTAAAGCGCCTTAGCACTGTCAACGATCTGTTGTGACCAGTTAATGTCTTTGCCCTTGCCAACGCCCAGTGCGCCAGCCTCAGCGTACTTAGCAAACTGTTCAGCCGTGATCTCCTCAAAGTTGAGCCAGTAGTCATCGACGTACTTGGTGTCACCGGATGTACGTTTGAGCATCCCCTCACGCAACGACACGTTGCCATCAGTGAAAGCAAGTTTCTCTTGACGTGCAATAGGGCTACGCATTGACAGCGCAGACCCAGCCTTGCCTTTTGTGTTAGCAAGCGTGGAGAACTCCTCAAACATCTTGAGCACACCAGCTTGAATGTCAGGTGATGCGTTCTTGAAGTGAGCAACTTTAACAGCGTGCCCAAGTTCATGTACCAGCGTAGTAGGCGCAGCATCACCCAAGCGTTTGTTCACTTGAATTGTGATAACGTCTGTGCTTTTGTTTGCAGCCATCTGACCATTGAGTGCATCATTACCATCCACACCTGCAATGATAACCTTGCGGCCCGGCAGCATGTCGCGCACAATAGGCAGCGTGCTCTTATGCAGGGCTTGGTAGAAGGGGTCAGCAGCAATGCTTGGTGCAAGGTGCGTACCGGGTGTGATGCTTTTCAAGAACGTGTCATCAATCGTTGCATCAATGCCAGTAAAGCTCTTACCGCTGTAGCCTTTCATGTCAGCCATAGCATTACCATCTTGGTTTTGCTGACGCACGCTATCAATGGTGAAGTCATCCTCAACAATGGGAGACTCATCAAGATTGTGCGCGGGCAAGCGGTCAACGTCAGCAGCCGTGCTCATGTGCGTGGTGCGAATCTTCTGCAAGTCCTCAGCTTCAAGGCGTTTCATTTCCTTGCGTTTAACCTCAATAGGCGCATCCACACCCACGTTCTTTTGTGCACGCTCAGCAAGCGCCATGTTAGCAGCAAACACCTGCTTGTGCACGTTGGCAGCAAAGGCAGCTTGTGCTTGCTTGTAAACCAGCGGGCCTGTCACTGCGGAGAGTGCAGCACCCTGCGCAATAGCGATACCGTAATCAGCGACTGAGCGATGTTCACCAGCGAGGTCAAGTGCAGCTTCATACGCTACGTTGCCCAACACGTTCTCACCAATGTTCGACACGACAGCGAGGCCGGGGCGTGCTTGCAATGCGAAGCGTGCAGCACCATAGCCTGCCGCCCCCACCATCTTTGCTGCACCGTAGCCTGCAATGTAGTTGGTAGGGTCGAGCAAGCCCGATGCCAGACCTGCCGTCAAGCGGCCACCCATGCTTGCATTAGAGAGTGTCGCGTTGTCTGTGCGCTCTGTGCGAATGCGCTCTACGCGAAAGTCGTAGTCAGCTTGGCTCTCAGCGTCCATCAAGGATTCTTGCTCATGCTGACTAAAGCCACCCATGTACTCAGGCCACTTGCGGTTACGCTCGTCGATCCATGCTGGGTCAGCTTTGAAATCTTTGGAGAAGTTACGCTCCAGCAGTGCAACCGTTGGTGCCATTGTTTGACGATAGGTTGCACCGAATGTCGTGTCAGTCTGCCATGGCAAGCCAAAGCTCTGCTCCTCCTTGCGGAGTTGCGCGGCTTCATTGGCTCGCTGCATAATCTCTGTGCCTGCACCAATCACTGCGTTGTCAGTGACTTCGCCAGTGGCGTACTTGTCGCTCATTACTGGTGCAGGACGTAGCGGCTTCTTGCCTTTCTTGGGGCGAGCACCACCAGCTACATCATAGATTGTGGAGGCGGCAGGGCCACCACCCACGGCTGTGGACTGAATAGTGGATGCTCCACCTGTCACGTTATCGTTCGGGCTTGCGCCCACTAAATCATCCATGTTACTTCACTTTCTGTTGTTTACGATACGCAGCCCATTCAGCCTCTGTAGCGTAGATGCTAGGCATCTGGTCTACGGGGCGTGCTGGAGCAGCGCCTGCACGGAATGCAGGATAAGCGGCAGGGCCAGCTTTAGGGATTGCGCGTTCGTGCACTTGACGAATATCACGCGAACTAAACACAATAGGTTTCTCACTGCCATCATCGGCAATGGGGTAGTAGGTGAACTGTGCTTGACCATCACGATCATGGCCGCGAAGCAATGTGTACTTCTGTGGAGAAGCACCGGCACGTTCAGCCAGCTCTTTCATCAGCGTAGTCATCGCATCTGAAATCTGTCCTTGATCCATGTACGCATCGCCGCGCTCATTTGAGAAGTAAGAGGTTAGTGGTTTCTGGTCACGGCCATTATGCCATGCGTGCCCACCAATAATCTCAAGGCCACTTGCCTTTGCTTTCTCAAGAGATTTGTTTAGCAACTGCTCGCCAGACAAAACATCTTTGTCCTCAGCATAACGCTGCTGCACAGCGTTCTTAATCACAGCCAAACTTGAGTCAGTGAAGCCACCACCACGCCCGCCGACGAACCAGCCAGCAAACATGCTTGGCCCTTTCTTCTCGACGAACTTTGCAATCTCAATCTTCTCATCCTTGTTCACGGATGCAACCTTGTTACGGCCTTTGTTTGTAGCTTGCCATGCTTGCTCAGCAAACGCTAAACCATCAGGGACTAGCTGACCAGTTTGGTCAAACAATGGACGACCACCAAGACCACGATGAAACTCAGCCATGCGCTTGTCAGCCTCACCAAAGTAGCGTGCTTGTGCAGCAGCACCACCGGGCGTATCTTCCATGCGCTTCCAAATGTCATACGCTTTAATCAAGTTTGCATTGGCTGCATCACCAACGCTGTTGACCAATGACTGCACTGTGTTGAACACGTAGTCATTACGATAGCCAGCAGGCGCATTGAGTGTCAGCATGCGGTTCGCTACATCAGGGTTTGTGTTGGCAAGCGTCTTCCACTGCTCGTGAAAAGTATTCTTCAACAACGCAGCTTCTTTGCCGCCCATTTCCTGAATAGCCATAGCACCGCCACTGTGCACTGCGCCCATGATTGCATAGCTTGCAGCTTGCACGTCAGCTTGACCAGCAGCGTTTGTAGCAGCAGCACGCTGTGAGCGCACCACGGCTGACATAGCAGCGCGTTCATCAGCAACGTAGTCACCCTTGCGGATCAGTGGCTGTGAGTTACCGGACTTGTATGCGTACTCAGTGTTGAGTTCATCATAGCGCTTGTGCACTGTCTTTGCAGAGATCACACCGTTCTGTGCATCCTCTTTGATTTGCGAGATACGGTCACTGTACTCGATAGCCGCCTCAGCAGCATGATGAGCTTCGTAGCGATTGACCAAACCTTCAACAGCAAGGCGCTTCTCAGGATTCATGCGTGCAACCACACCAGCTTCACGGAATGCTGACACACCGTGGAAGTTACCCTTCTCTGCCATGAGGCCCATCGCAGTTGCAAGGTCTTTCTCCCACGCCTCAGGATCAGCACCAAGAGTAGGGGTACTCACTGCAAGCAACGCATCCTTGCGCTGTTGAATTTCCTCACCAGTGTAGACACCGGGTGTAGCAGTCTGTGCAAAGTTCAGCAACGATGCTTGAGTCTCAATAGCGCTCACACGCTGACGGCTCATGTTCTCTTGCTGATATTTGTAATGCTCTTTTGTTTGACGCTTCATCAACTGTGGCAAGATTGCCGTAGCCTTACCTTGGATCATTGCATCAGTAGCAGTGTCACCAGTGGTCAAGCCCTTCATGGACTCAGCGAGAATGCGTGGGATAGACTCAGGACTCTTGGTCTTGAGTTCATCCATCTTCTGTTCTTGCGTAGCAGCCCAGCTACCTACGGCTGATTCGACTGTGTACGCACGTGCGCCCTCAACCATGGGAGCATCACCAAAGATTTTGCTGTACCATGGCTGCTCGTTCGCAATGTCCGTCATCGCCTCACCAGAAGCAGCACGCTGCATACCAGTCATAAAGCGTTCTTGTCGAATCTTCTTTAGATGCGGCTCAAAGATTTCGTTTGCAACTTTGTTCAACATGCCGAGAGTTTGGTCTGCACCAGCTCGGTCAATGTTAGGGACTGTTGCTGTCAGCCCCGGCGCTACGTTACCTTGCATACCCATGCGCACATCCACAGCCTGCCCTTGCGGGCCTGCTTGTGATTGTACTGCACTAGGTGGAACAAAGGTAAACGTACTTGGCCCGCGCTCCTCGCCGCCTTGGCCCTTTTCTGAATAACCTGCCCAAACCATATTGGCTCCTTATCGAATTGCGTATGAACTACTGGAGGGCGTGAAGAAGGAACTCTGGTTGCCCTTGAGTCCTTCACCTGTAGCAGTCATGCTCACACCAGTACCACCGCTGGACTTCAAACCACCAGCAGGATTATCTCCTGAGCTAGTCTGACCACCAAATGCGTTAGCTACCGTACCAGCGTTACCGCTAGAAATAATGTCAGTGAACACGTTACCAAAGATCAAGTTCTCTTTGGGCACGTTTGTGCTGTAGTCAATGCCAGAACTCATGTACGACATATCAAGGCCTGCAATGCTCTGTGGAATGATTCCAGTGAGCTGTGCCATCGTGTCGTAAGTTGCTTGTCCTTGTGCCTTCTCACGTGCTTGGCGTGAGCGTGCGTTCTTGAGCTGCATCGTCATGTCAATCACATCAACAGCGTTACCGCCTGTGCCTGACATAGCAGCATGCGCTGCATACGCACCACCAGCCTCAGCCGCAGCGAGTTGGTTCTCAATGCTGCCAGTTGTGAATGACTCTTGCATACGCTGCATGTTAGTAACACCAGCCTCAAGAGTCTTCGCAGCAGCAGCCAAGCGGCGCTTGTTGTTTTCAGTCTGCATGAAGTAGGCTAGTCCAGTCTGTGCTGCGACTGCCTCATTCTTTGCACCACGCACAAGATTTGCAGCGGTAGCTTCCGCAGCCGACACTTGGTTCTGTGCACGAGCAATCGCCCGTGACGCAATACCTTGGTAAATCGACCACGCTACCTTTGCACCTTCTTGTGCTGCTTGTGCTTCACCAGCCATAAGACCTCCTTAGACTCGTTTCGCGTTATAGAAATACTGACCTGTCCATTCAAGGCTTGTCAGTGTCATTGGGTACCACTCATGTGATCCGATCTTCAATGTGTACGCACGTACCTCACGTCCGATGAATGCGGGCACAGCTCCTTTGTGCACAGCTTGCTGACCAACGATGTTCATTGAGTCACCAAGGATGCGGGAGTTAAAGTCAAGCGCAACGTCAGAGCTAAACTCTGTTGTTGTGGTTGCTTTGATGCGTGCTGTGTCAACGTAGGCAATCGTCATGCGTGTGCATGTCAAGTACCCAGTTACCACCACGTTGCCCTTTGAGTCACGCATGAATGGGTTTGTCGTTTCGATGTAAGACTCGAACGGTGCACCCGACACCAAGTTACTTGTTGGGATTGTTGGGAACTCAGCAATCATTTGCGGCACGTTAGCTAGAACAGTCTCACCCTGCAAGTATGCAGTTGTGCCCTTCTTGTAAGCTGTGTGCACAGGCGTACCTGTGTGCCAGCAACGGTTAGAAGCACCTGTGGTTACTGCACTATATGAACGGGCAGAGTCAACGTATGGCTTAGTGTCTAGCTTGGGCAGCAATGACGCACGGTCAACGCTTAACCATGTGCGTGACACGCCAGCAGCGTCAAGGCCAGTACGTGCCCAGTACAGGAGAACCTGCCCACGGTATGCACTAAAGCCGATCAAGTCACCAAGCATAGGATCAAACTCCCAGCGGCTCCATGAGTCCAACAAACGCTCACGGCCACCGAGCGAGTCAATGTAGCGGAACGTGTAAATCTTGCTGTAGCTACTGTTCGTGCGAGCGAGTAGCATGTTAGGTGAAGTTGTAGCGATGAACTCTAGCGGCGTACCGGGGATGTAGTCGTAAAGCTGTTGCGTCAACTCAGAGCTATTGCTCGTGTCTGACACATCACCAATGTTGAGCTGATACATCTGCGAGACGCTCTCACGCTCTTTCATGTAGAACACCAAGTCACCAGAAGCAACAGGCTCCGCAGTGGTAGCATCTTCATGCGAGCTTGACTGAATCACAGAGATCGTAGCAGGCGTAACTGGATTGCGACCTGAGATACTGTACTGCGCTTTGTCACCAAACAGGAGCAATGACTTGTCGAACAACACAGAGTTGCGGATAATGTCATTCTCAGCACCAGTCGAGAACACCTCAACTGGGTCAGTGTCAACAACAGTCAGCACCGATGTGCGGAAGAAGTTGAAGTACTCACCAACCTCACTCATCGTGAGCACTGAGCCACTACCAATCACCAAGCGATCCTGAAAGTTACCAACGTAGGTAATAGGGTTGTTGATGAAGTACGGTGCTTTGTTTGTGTCCAAGTCACCAACCTTGCGGCCAGCGAAATCAGGAATGGTTAAGCTAGGTACGAGGCCACGCAAGAGTGCAGGCGTGCTCGCCACATAGAACTGCTCAGCTTCAACTGTGCCCAATGCAAACCATACACCGGGTGCAAACGTGTGCGATGTAGCTTCTTCCCATGTGACTTCGGTGTAGCCTGAGGTACCCAGCACACGAGGCACGGCCTTCAAGAAGTACGCTGGGTCTTCGTCCTTAGCCTGCACCTTGATGATCTTGCCAACGTAGTGCATGTTGGTGAGCTGTGATGCTTCAACAACAGTTTGATGAGCAGCACGCATAAACGTACCGTCACCGTTGTCGTTGACTGTGATACCAGTTAAGGTAGTGTCATCAATAAACAGGTGGCTGCTGTTGCGCGTAACCGTAATACCCTGTGCCGCGATGAGAATGCGGAGCTGTTCAGCGATTGCCTGCGGCTGTGTAGCTGCGGCGGCTGTACCAATCCATGCAGTCACTGCGGAGTTGTAGGCGTTCACACGGTCATTGACCTGCTTCTGATAATCCGTAGCCGTGGCGGGAATGTCAGCGGTTGTGAGCGTGCCTTGGTAAGAGCTGCTTGGGGTTGTGTAGGTGATGGTTGTGATGGTTGCACCACGAGTAATCACCACGGTGTATGTGCGTGAGTACGCGCCCCCCTTGATCCAAATGGAACCATAGCGGCTGTTGCTCGACACACTGTATACGTCCGTGCTCGCGCCGGTGGGTGTATGTGTCTTGCCAGCGATGACCATGATGCGCCCGATCTGAGCCACACCAGAGACACCCCCGTTTAAAAGCGTTACAAGGGCCGTATCAGCCCCGTTCGCCACAACTGGTACGTTGGTATTGGTTGCCTTATTAAAGCAGTACAGCAGGGCTGTATTCGCGCCTATGGGCTTTGCTGCTTTACGATAAAGCAGGTCGTACTCAGTCGTGCTGATTTTGAACCCACGGGTAATGAAGCTGCGCAGGTCAGCCTTGTCATTCGCGTTGGGGTTTGTCAGAATTGGAATGTCAATCAAGTTGTCCGTACCACGGCGGCGGGCCAAGCCTGCCACTGGGTCAGAGATCATGTTGACTTGCTCACCATGCTGACCGTCAAGACGAGATTCAGGAATCTGCTGACTGACACCACGGTGGATAGTAGCGTAAGAACCGCTAACTTTCATAGTGTCTCCTTAACGGTAGCGTGCGCGGCGGTTGCCGCTAAAGTTGCGGCGGTAGCCAACGATGTTTGAGAGTGCGAGAGCTACACCGGGGCGTGTCAGCATGTTAGCCTTGACACGACGCATGTGCTCTGAGTTGAACGTGATGTAAGCGCGGGTGCGGCGATCAGTCAAGAGCTGAGTCTTAACTGCATCACCGTCGATGGAGTTCTGAAAGTGCAGCAATGCCTCAGCGCCAACGTAGGCACGTGCAGACATGGGCAAATCATCAAAGGCTACCAAGCGGTGCAGGATAACCTGAACTTCATCATCAAATTCGTAAGTGCTGTCGTCGTTGTTATACAGACGGCCATCGCGCATAGATACGTTAGGCGTGCGTGCAAAGCTATCAACAGACAAGCAGTCACTTGGCAACAGGATGTACTTAGTACCAACCTGAGGAACAAGTGTGGGACGCTCTACGTTAAACCACCACTGGTCTGACTGAATAGTAGACTGAGCGGTATCAATAGATGCGAGTGCGCGTGGCACTACAGGATGAAAGGCATCAAGATCATTGACGGGAAGCTCACCAAGCAGGCCCAGCATTTCGTTCACGATGCTAAGAGTTGTAATCAATTTTTTCTCCAAAAGCAAAAAACCCCCACCGAATTAACGATGGGGGTATTTATGGCTAGGCCAGTGGTGCTTACGGCAGCATCAATGCGCCAGCGTACTCAGCACGGTTAGGGCCGACAGCAAAGGCCAAGTGCGAGTCAACGAACCAAGACTTATACAGCTTGTCGTAGAACACGTCAGTGGTCAATGGGATTGTCTCACCGCCCATGATGGCACGTGGGCTGAATGCCAACACGCCCAACTTCGAGAAGTCGCCGTCATAAGCATTGCCGTTGCCAGCGTTGGACAAGTGGTGGCCGCTGATAGTCAAACCAGCAGGCAAGTTGTTCGAGCTGAACACAGGCACGCCGTAGGTCTTCAACACCCAAGCGTCATTCACTTTGTTGCCAGCGGCAGTGACGTACTCAGTGTTGACCAACTGCTCAGCTTGGATCAGAGTGTAATACTCCTCAGGCTTCACAACGATCATCACGTCATCATTGCGTGGATCAACGTCCTTCTGCTCAAACTTGACCATCAAGCGAGCCAAAGCTGCGTACAACTTAGCTGGGTCTTTCAAGTCCAAAGCAGAAGACAACACTTCTTGGTTGCCACCGAAGTGACCAGAAGGTTTGCCAGAGCTGCCCTTAGAGTAGGCAGACTGAGTGAGCATTGCAGCTTTCACAGCTTGGATGAAGAACGCTTGATCCCAGAACTTAGCAATCTCTTTGCCTTGTTCGGTAGCGACTTCACGGCGCACGTCGATCTGAGTTTGGAACACGTCCAACAATGGGAACGATTCGCGGGCTGCAACCACTGTATCAACAGTCACTGAGTTCTTGGAGAAATCAGACTTGATACCGTCGAGTTGTTGACCGGGAGCGACCTTCTGCAAGGTCGATTTACCAACTGCGTGGTTGGTGAAAGTGGCTGTACCCTTCACGCTGCGAACAGGCACAACACCCTGCAACACGGAACGGCGAGCAATAGTACCTTCAACCATGCCGGTGAACTCCTCAATTACGAGGGCCAACTTCTCAGCTTGGGTGGAGTCAACGCCGTTAATAGCGTTGGGGAAGGTTACATTGAAGACATCATCTAAGGCCAAGGTAGGCTCCTTATAAAGTAATTATGGAAACGCATTCCCGCCGCTCAGGGCGGGTAGGTCTGCGTTATATGGATCAATACCCTGCGCGTTTCGCAATCAGGCGTTGATGTTGCAGGGCTTTGTATGCTGGAGTGTCAGCAATATCGCGGCCACCAGCGGCGCGAGATAGCTCATTCACGGCTGCGGCATAGGCTTTGGCCGTCATAGGGCCAGCACCAGTGCCACTAGCTTTGCCAGCATTAGGAGCCACCACAGAAGCTGGGTCTTGCACACTGCCAGCGCTCTTGTTATAGCACTGCACCAGATAGTTGATCGCCATCTTTGCTTGTGCCCCACCAGCAGCCAAGGCCGCATTGATGGTTTGCTTCTCTTGTGGATCAGCATTGCTAGAGGCCCATGCTTGAACCTGTGCCCAGCGCTCAGCGCCACCGGCAGCTTGATGAGCCATCTGGCCCAAGGCTACTTCGTTGGCTTGCTGTGCCTTGACGGTGTTCTGATAGGCGTTCTCAGCCAGCGCCAGCACGTCTTGGTAGCCTGCGGCTTTGGGGCCAAGGGTGGCAAGCTGTGCTTGGATCAGCGTGAAGTCACCACTCATGGCAGCAACCATTGCTGGGTGCTCAGGGCCAAAGCCAAGGCCACCAACAAAGTTCAGTGCGTAGTCAAGGCCAACGTCACCAGTCTTCTCGTAAGTAATGGGTGTGCCTGCATCCAACTCGTTAGGTTCGGCCGGGTCTGCATCGGGTGCAACTGCGGCAACTGTGAGTGTGGGTGCTGCGGGCACAACTACTGGTGCAGCAGGGGCTGCGGGGGCCGCTGGGGCGGCTGCTTGGGTTACTTCATCTGTCATTGGGCTTTAGCTCCTTGTGTGATTACATTGCCTGCTGTTTGTGCGGCGGTTTCTGTGAGCATCTGTTGCTGTGCTTGATCTTGTGCTTGCTGTTGTTCTTCTTGCTGTTGGTCAGCAGACTTAACAAACTTGCCAGCAGCCAGACCATGACCATGGAATATGGTTGTGTAGATCACATCCAACTTGAGAGGGCCGGTGATCTGCGGAGGCAAACTGCCAATACTGGCAACGTCACCGAGTGCAGCACGCATGGCTTCTAAGTCGCCGCTACGTGACAAAGCATCCAAGCCTGTCACAATAGTGCGCTCAATCTGAGTCTTGCTCAGGTCAAGCTCAACAGCTTGCAGCAACCAATCAGCCACAGGGCCTTGGAAGTCAACAGCGATGCGTGAGTATGTGCCACCTAAACTTGTCTCAAGCTCTTGGGCTTGTTGACGAATCTCCTCGGCAGTAACACGCTCAGCATCACGGGTGACAGCGCTGTTAAGCAGGAATCCACGGCCAATGCGCTGAATGTAATCAGCACCAATACCTTGCACGACTTTCAGGTCGCCGGGTTTGCTGTTAGAGATAAGGGTAACGTCACCCTCAAGGCCGGGCAATGCCGAACCGTTCTCGCTTTCTTCCAAGTCCTCAGGCTTCGTCACACCACCGGGGTTGACCAACCAACGGAACTCAGAGGAAAGTACAGCGCCCTTGATCTGGGCCTCACTCAATGTAGACAACGCAGCGAAGTCGCCGGAGTAGTCTTCCACCAAGCCGGTACCGTAGTCAGCTTCATCACTGAGCTGCCATGTCAATGCACGGTATGGTAACTTGTCCTCAGGCCAGTAGCCATCGAACTCAGCGGGTAAGCGCTTAGTGTCAACCCATTGTGACATGCGGTACTTGCCATCACGTTGACGTTCAATCCACTGGAAGAACTCAACCTCAGTCTCAGGATTGCAGCGCATTTTCTGCGCATTCATGTAGTCCTGCACTTTGACTTCAAGCTCGTCGTACATTACCTTCTCGCGGATCAAGATAGTCTTGACTTTGCCCGCTGAGGTGCGGCGCACGCAGTATGACTTAACACCATACACACGCATTTCATCTTCCTTCTTGCGGGGCAAGTACACGAGTGTGTTGCCTAGCACGACAAGATTAGAAATAGCTTGGTACAGTTTAGGACGTACAGTGCCACGACGATCAAGTTCTTTGATAGCCTGTTGCTCGCCCTTGGCTAATGCTTCGTCAATGTCTGACTCTGCAACGCCTTGAGCAATCGTCTTTTTCTTCCAATCGGGCTTAGCCTCTAAGCGAAAGAACGGACGACTTGGTGCGAACAGTGCAAGCACCAGCTTGTTGACAATATGATTGACAGCCTGTGCACCAACTGATTGCCAGTCGTGTGATAGCTCGTCGTTGTCTTGCTTGTAACCATCCTCGGTACAGAGGCGTGGTAGCGTGAAGCCAGCGTACTTCTCACAGCGGCCAATGAAGCCCCGCCGCAAGCCAGTCAGCTTCTGCCACTCGCCTAATGCGGTGTTCTTCATGGTGCTCCTTAGATGCGAATGCTAGAACCGGCAGCGCCAGTGTTTGCAGATGGTGTACGGAATTGTGCGCGGCTGCGTTGCACGTTCTTGTTCAAACGGCCAGCACCTTTCTTGACTTCAACCTCACCACCGCTTTGGCCGGGAGCTTCACCAGCTTTACCAGTCAACGCGACTTGTGGGTTTGTGATTGTCTCAGATGTGCTGTCGCCAGCAACGGCCTGCTCTACTGGTGCAGCAGATGGGGACGGTGTGGGAGCAGGAGGTGTAGTGACACCCACAGCCTCAGTGACTTGGTTGATTGCCTTAGCGACAGGTTCACCGACGATAGGCACAGCGCTCACAACTTGTGTGGCTGCTTTGACAACAGGCTCAACAACAGGTTGTGCGAGTTTCACTACAGGAGCGACAACTTCTTTAGCTGCGCTGACGACAGGTTTTGCTACAGCAGCAACAGTACTTGTAGCTGCCTTAGTAACCTTCTTGACTGCCGTAACAGGATTAGCGTTTCCACCCATATTAAATCCGAATCGTGTTGCCCGCTGGAGTAGCGGTTGATTGATAGGCCGCACGCTTGCGTGAGGTTGGTGTGCGCTTGGTTGCAACATTGACTGTCACATCCTGACTAGACGTTGGTGCCTTAGCGTCAAGAATGTCTTGCTCTACCTTAGCACGTGCGGCTGCGTTCTCCTGCTGCATGGCTGTGCCACGTGCAGTCTCTCGCGCTTGCGCAGCCATCTGTTCAGATGACGCTTTGATTGCGGCTGACTGACGGTCGGCCATAGCCTGTGCGTCACCTGCTGGGTCAATGCCGACCCATTTCAGCGGTTCGCTGATTAGTTTCTCTACAGTACCACCCATTAGAGTTTCCTTGTAAGATGTTGATGAGTTGCTTTGTAACCAAAGCGGCTAAGCAAGCGTGCACGTTCAGCATCGCCAAAGTCCGTGCCGATAACCACGGCTGTGCATTCGTTGTCCCTAGCGTACTCCTCAATAGAGAGCATCGCTTTACGCATACCCAACGGAGTACCGGGGATATGGTATATGAATTGCTCGTAGAGGGCACGCTCCTCACTGGCAAAGCCGTAGCCCATGCTGCACAGCATGAGGTATCTGTTGTCTCCAACAATGGCTTGCACATCAGGATGCGCACCACGCAATGCGAGCATCAGTTCGTGCTCTACTCGGCCACGCCTATAATCAGGGTGACGGAGTAGGAACTGATCTGCAATGTCATGTAGATGACTAAGTAACTCAGGGCAGTCTTCTGCCAGAGTGTAGTTACTTGCCGATGACATAGCCCTCACGCAGCAGTTTAAGTACATGCTGAATGCCTAACTGAAATCCTGCTTGCAGGTCAGATGTATCGCGTTGCACGATAGGTGGGGGCAGCTTGCGTTCTAAGTCTTCGTACACTTCTTTGGTAAGTCGTGCAATGTATTTGGTTTCGATGGACATTAAGTTTCCTTTACGAATACACCGTTGGGCAATGTGGTGCCCTTGCGATCTTTGATCTCGTCATAGGCTAACTCCATGCAGCTCACGAGATCAATGTCTCGCAATGCACAGTAGTTAATCAGACAAACCATCACGTCACCCACGCCGTCCTTCTGCTTATCAGTGTCGCCCTTGATTTCTGCATCACACAACTCACCGAGTTCTGATACAGCCTTGAGCAACTGAGTATGCGGCTTGGAGTTTGGGATAATCTTGCGGGCCTCAGCCCACTGGATAATTTGAATTTCTACTTCTGAGTAACTCATTGAGTCCTTTGGTTATTTTGCTTGCGTTATATGGATCACGAGAAGAAGAAGTGAGAATTTCTTACTTCACTCAGGTCGAGAGTACCCTTCTTGGGTGGCATAGGGCAGATTGGGTACGCCCTTGCAAACTCCTCAATGGGGTCATTCTGCTCGTACATCTTGACGAATACATCACGGATGATGTGGTACATTTCCTCAGCGTCAGCCGCATGGGTACCGTAGTCATCGTGGATCATGGCTAGGTCAAAGCCCTTGGCAGCGCAGGCCTCGGCCACAAGGTGCAGGTGAGCTGCATCCATGCTGTGCACGAAGTTGGGGGCAAGGCCGCTGGCATGTCGTCGGCCATTCGCATCGTCTTTCTCTGAGAGAACTTTGATGCGGGTGATGCCGTTGATGCGGGTGCTGATCCGGTGCTCGTTGACTTGGTAGTACGCTTGGGTGGACACAAAGCCGCTTGGTGTAATCCAAGAGATCACGCCATCGTTGTCGTCACCATAGGTGTCAACGATCAGCTTAGCGCACTTGCTTAGCCAGTCCATAGCCTCACGGCTTTTGATAACCACGTCACCAATGGCAGGCCATGCGTAAGCCATGAGTACAGCCGCAGCCTTGTAGTACTCCTCGGTCTTGAAGCATGGTGCCTTGCCTTGCTTGAGGTAGTCGTCGATCACGTACATCGTAGCTGTGCGTTTGGTCACACCATAGGGTGTAGTCATAACGCTGCGCTTAACCACACCACGATCAATGCCATGCTCTAACCAGCGGTGGCGCAGCTCAGCATCGTCAGGATCAGTGGAGGCCTGCATGCGCTTGACTGTAGCCTCAGCAACACGGCGGTAAATATCCTCCATCGTTGCGTTGTTCGTGAGGTTAGTAGCCTTGCCACCTACCTCGTCACGCAACATGGCAGAGAAGTTCTGCAAGCCGTTACAAGAACCATCCATGCTCACAGCGATGCGAGACTCAAAACCATCAGGGTCGATCTGCCATTCTGCATACTCAAAGCACCACGCCAAAAACTGGAGTGGGCTGTCTGCATCTTGCCATTCAGTTCGATTAACTGGGTCGCTTGCAATCGCCATGAGCATCTGGTCTTTGTCCTTGTGCCAGTCAACACGCTCTTGTAATGTAGCCTTGTCAAAGCCCCACTTGTTTGCACCGTGAATCAAGAACCAGCGGCGTGCTGATTCAGTGGACAAAGGCTTACCCTTGGCAAAGTGCAGCAAAGACTTCTGCAAGTCCGAGCCTTGTGGGTTGACACCATAGGTCAATGGGTAGAAGCGGCCACGACTATCAGCGAAGTAAACAAAGTACACGTTGTCGTATTCTTTGAATGTGTCAGCGGCACGTGTTGCACTGTAGAAGCGAGCATACTTGGTGCCTAGCATCTTGCGTGCTGTGTACCACTTAGCCATTTCACGTTTCCATACAAGGAACTCCTGCTGCTGTTCGCCATCAAGGGCACTTGTGTCTTGCACATCTTCCAACCACGAAGGCCGCGCAGGCTTCTCCGTCTCACGCATACTGACAATCTCACCCACGTTGGCATGCTCAGCGATTTTGAGCACTGTGTCTAGCACACGAGTGTTCACGCGCCACGCTGTGCGTTGCAACTGGTTGAGGCCACGTAGCACTTTAGGCATGGGCACATCACGCAGTAGTTGTCGTGCGGAACCATGGGCCTTCACCATGTACGGATGCACACGAATCATGTCACGTGTATGGAAGCCACCGTTATCGAACGCAGTCCAGTCACGTGGAGGTTCAACGCAGGGGCCATACAGCGGGGACATGATCTCTGTGATACCCTTAATCTTTTCGATTGTCTCAGATACCTCAGGAGTTAAGTGCACGTCACGGTCAAGCATGCGTCCGGCCATCTTCTTGCCGTTGCGCATTGCTGGTGGTTGGATAAATATCATGCCAAGATTTTGCAAGCGCTCCATCAGGTACATACCCACTTGGTCACGAGAGCCTGTGTCCCATGTGTCAAGATGAATGCCGTTCTTCTCAGCTTGTAAACGAAACACTGTCATGCGGTGACGCACGTTCTTAGAGCGACGACGATTGAAGTCGTTGGCTAATGTGTGGTACAAGTCCGGTGACAGGTGTTCGATTTGTGCAAGCACCAACTCACAGTGAATAGTGCGGCCAATGTTGTAGGCAGATGGGCGTAACTTGCCATCGCCATAACCCATGAGAAGCATGGACAACATGGTGCGCACTGTGAGCAGGGCCACTGCCTCTAGATCAAGGGGACGCAACAACTGAGCATGAGCTGCTCGCTTGCCGGGATGGCACTCCATCACATCAGTGTGGAGGATGCGAGCCAGTGGCATCACATAATCTCGGAGGATGGTGGCAGCATAAGGATTGCGGGCAGCTTCGCCTGCCTCCTCAGCGCGGTTGATCCTAGCACGGCATCGGTCAATGCCTTGGCTATACATGCGGAGTTCAATTTCTTGTTGCGTCAGTCTTGTCATAGTTTAGTCAGGTTGAAGTTTGTCATGCCGCACACCCTTGACGCGCGGCTCACGTAAGCTACCATCTTCGGTAATGCCAATGCACTCTACCTCAACGATCTTGCCGATAATGCTCGACGGATCAGAGAGCCATGCACGGCGTGTGTCATAGTCCAAGCCACCAGCACGAACTGGTTTGCCTTTGTAGTCAAGCACGAGGTTGCCCGCCATGCCTGCCATCTTGCCTTCACCTTCTTCAACGCCAGTAACCAGCAAGTCAAACGACATGACTGGCTTGACCTTGATGAGTTCACCATCACGCGCTGTGCCCTTTGTCCAAGGTGCATTCATGTTGCGCATGATGAGGCCATCGTAACCACCTTCTGCAACGAGCTGATTAGCCAGTTGCTGTGGCACATACGTGCCGGGTGGGTAGTAGGCTACCTCTACCAATGGTGAGTCAACGGTGTTAAGGTTACGCAGTGTGAGGCACAGGTGCTTCATGCGCTCTGTGTACGGCACAGGGTCATAGCCTTCCTCGTAAGCAGAGTGCGACACAATGTCATACACTACATACAAGAGTTGTGGCTGTGGTGCGTGTCGTCGGAATGCTCCGCTGATCTCAGGGAACTTGGTGTTGAGTTGCCACACCTCACCGAAGATCACCCAGCCAATGCCGAACACAGCGTTGCATGCTTGCACAATGTGGTCACATGATTTGACCAGCTCGCCAGTACGAGACTGAGCATAGCCACCGTGTGCTGGCATTTCTGTGCGCACCACCATGTGACAGCCATCGTACTTGCGTTGACCGATGTGTGAGTGTTGTGCTAACTCATCCAGTGAGTGCATCTTCTTGTAGGCAGCAGACTGCTTGTCGAACTCAGTTGCTTTCTGAATGATGTAATCAGCCATAGTATTTCTCCGTGGCATCCATGGCATCAGCGATGATACCTACTGCATCATTGAACTTGGTGTCAGCGGTTAGCTTCTCTGCCAACTGTGCGTACAGGTCAGCCTTCAACTCATCGTGGCCGAAGCCACACACCTCAACTGCATGGTACAGTGCATCTTCCAAGTCTTCTATTGGGAAGCGCTCGTTGTCAGGGTCTTTGGCATAGATAGCCATGGCTATGACTAGCGCCTTGCTTGCGTTACTCATTCAGGATTCTCCATCAAGTACAGCTCAAGTTTAGCAAGGGCATTCCATGCTTCGTGTGCAAGATGGAGTGAGCCGCTGAGAGGGTCTTTGATTTCTCCAGCTTCGCGATATAGGCGGTGACGAGCTTCTGCATCCGAGTAGCGTTTAAATCCGTCTTTGACTTCCCGCCAACCGTTGTCAGTGTACTTAGCTGCACCGTCTGTACCCACCTTGGTGACAGCGAGGAGCGCATTAGCAAAGCCTCCGAGTACCAGAGCAGGTCGTAGTTTACCGGCGTCGAGCTTAGCACCCGGTGCATGTTGGTCGATACCATCAGGTGTCTTCTCCGTGGTTGGTTTGATCTTGGGAGTGCACGTACCAGTTGCACGGCTGACCAACTTTACGTAGCGTACATCGTATGTATAACCACCTAGGCTCTCTAGGTACACACCTTTGTCAGCATCTAACCGAGATACTATTGCGGTCTTACCTACGCAGTCGCGCATGGGGGAAACCCACCCGCCATGGTACTGGATGCCATCATCAGGTTTTAGTAGCACCTCAACACGATCACCCACTTTAAATGGATTACTCATTGTCTTTCCTTAGTTAGCAAGCAGCGCACGGCGCTTGGCTTTGCTGTTGATTGTGAAACGATCACGACTCCAGCCACCGCATGAGTTGCAGCGGTAACGATGGTACTCGCTCACGTTGGTACGAACAACGCCGTCTTTTTCAACGTCATGGCTACCACACTTAGGGCAGGCGATCTCCTCGCTTGCAGTGTAGGCGGCTACGTTGGGGTGGCCTGTTACCCATGGGCGCAGCTTGAGGTACACCTGCTCCATTGACAGCACGTCAGGGATGTTGTACTTCTTCATCGCAGCCCAAGCCTTTGGGTTGTCGTTCAAGCATTCGCTCCACAGCTCGAAGCCGGGGAATGCTTTGTGCTTTGACTTCTGAATCTTGGACAGGTACGTGCTCAACCACTCCAGCTTGTTGCTGGTAAAGGCTGCGACTTGTCGTGCCATCAGCATGGTGTCAATGACACGCACGGGTGATGGAGGTGGCAAGTCATGCAAGATCATTCGAGCACGCATCTTACGCATGTCGAAGCGCTTGCCGTTCTGTGCAATCAGGAAGTCATAGTCGTGCATGATTTCCCACAAGCGTTGGACGATGGCCTTGTCATTGAGTGGATCACCTGCTGTGTCCATGTACTCAGTCTCTTTCTTGCTTGCACCTAATGGCTTGAAGCAGAAGGAAAGGATTGTCCACTCGCGGTCAATCTGATTGAGGCCTACGTTCTGATCGAACAAACCCCATGTGTGTGCACGCAGTGGGCTTGTCTCAATGTCGATCAGTCCGATCTTAGCTTCGCTCATTTAACACCTCGATAAAGTACAGATTTAATATGGGACAACATTAGGGAACGCAGGCGAACTTCGATCTCCTCAAGTCCCATAACATAGCCACGCTCTAACTCAATGCGTGGACGGCACACTCGTGCTGTGTAGGCCTCGCCCTCAATTACAGCGCAGTGTTCATAGTGCTCATCGCCAGTCTTAGGGTCTACCCAAAAGTCCTTAACGATCTTCATTGGCAGGCCTCGCATGTTGTGTCACCTGTCTGGTCACGGTTGCACACCAAGGGTGCGTCACTCTCGAAGTCCAGCACAGATTGTGTTGGTGAGGGTGCATGTGTGGGCAGGGGCTGCTTCTGCATTTCTTCCATGCTCATCGGTTTGTTTGTTTCACTCATGCTGCTTCCTTCTTTGCTGCGTAGCGTTTACGTGCCAACTTCTTAGCACGCTCTTTCTTTTCTTCCACCGTGCGGTGGGTGGGGTACACTGGGTGATGTGAGTAATCACCGTTGATGTACTGTTCGACACGGCTGAGCATGTTACCCAGTCGTGAACCAAGCAGGTGATTGATACGCCGAGCGTTCTCAATCTTGCCGAGCATAGCGTTGCATCCACGGTGGAGCACAGCACGCACACGGCCTGTCTTGTGATCGTGGTCAAGCACATCAGCGCCTGCCTCAATACGTTCACAACATAACATGCACAAGCCGCCTTGCTCAGAGAGCATCTTGTCGCGCTGGACTTTGACCTGTGAGGCGGTGAGCTTCGTCATACTTTTCCTTGACTCGTTTACGGACAGCCACTAGCGCAGCCTCCAGTTTGGGGTGGGGTGGCAGCACATGGAACACGTTGCCCATGTCAGCATCACGATCATTGCGTAACCACAACAACAGTGCTTGCTCTAGCAGGCGATTAGCCCAGTCGTCAGCATAGAAAGACTCATACAAGTTTCGGACAATGGCAAATGCTTCGCCGTTGTTCTCAGTGTCCTTGAGAAAATTCTCTGCTGTTTTGGGGCCGCACAATTTCTGCTTGCCGTCTTCGTCAACGTAGTACGGTAGACCGGGGATGTTGTCAGCGGTGTCACCGTGCAGCATCTGCAACCAGAACCACTTGTGCCCATACTGCAAGCCACCTGCTACCACTGAGTACGCACCACGTGGTACGAACGTCAGGGCCATGGTGTCCCAGTCTAAGTGCAAGCCGGGTAGCATGCGCATGTCCTTGTCCTTGGTAGACATGACACACTCAGCGCCCTCGTAGTACGCGAAGAACGACAGGCCATCATCAGCCTCACGAGTAGCCCAGTTCTTCACACGGAAGGCGGGGCCAGCGTAAGTCTCTAACCACTCACGAAGGTACGCCCAGTTCTTAGGCTTGCGCCCTGACTTGCGTTGCCCTTGGTATGGCTTGACTGTGCTGATAAGGAAGCGATCTCCCTTAGTGCTACTGGCTGCGGTGAGGTGCACGATAACACGCTCAGCCCCAGCGTACTCACGCATAGTGTCAATCTTATTTGCTGCCACGTTGCGTGAAGTTTCAATCGTCGTGTCATCGTTACCTCCAGCCCAATACGCAATCATGTCACCGTCGATGTGCAGCACGCGCCCCGGTACAATCTCCGGGGCTACGCTCACACATGGTTCGTGCTCAGCCGCTGCGTTAGCAGCAGCCTGCATCCATGATGCGCCGGTCATTAGACCATGCTGTTCAGTGGATCATCATCAGTCTTGGCAGGAGCCGAGCTTGTCTCAGGCAAGTCCAGTGTCTGACCATTGCCAGCCAACAGCATGGAGATGGGCGAGCCAGCGAAGTTCACGGCTGACTTGATCTTGTCTTGGAACACGTTGAGGCTACGCTGCTTGTCGCCTTCGCCTGCGGTACCGTCGATGAAGATGCAGTCCCACATCTGCTTGAGCATGGCGGGCTCAGCATTCCACACGAACAAACGCAGTGGGCTGATAGCTGGTTCGACTACGAGTTCACGTGTCTCGCCAGTCTCAGGATCATCGTAGCGAGGAGGAGCAATCGTGAAGCCAGCATCATCCTTGAGGTTGGCATACGTCACCTTCTCTGTGCCCTCGCCCTTGGTTGTGTGCACCACGGTACCACGGAACGCATCGCCCAACAACTGACTCATGTGTGTGGCTGCGCCCTTGTAGTTCATGCGCTTGAACAACTTGAAGAACGCTGCCTTCTCGTTGAGCGAATGATTGAGGCGCAAGGTCACACGGTGTGGAATCTTCTCGCCACTCTCCAGTACCTTGGCTGCATGCTTGGGGCCAGACAATTCAAACGTCAACCATACTTGGTTCTCAGTCTTGGGTGGCTTGCCGGGAATGTTGTTCTCGTGCTTACCAACTTCAACGTAGCCAACCAAACGCAAGCGGCATGGGCCTGCCTCTGGTGGTGTGTAGTCACCGCCGCCGCCCTTGACGGCTTCGTTCATGTTGGGGCCAGTTGCTGCAACCGCAGCGGTCATTGCTTTAATATCCATCTTAGGCTTTCAAGTAGGTGGGTGTATACCCGTTCATGTATGTGCTGCGTAGTTCAGCACGAAGTTCTCTGCTACGCGCTTTGAACGCATCGCTTGAGAATTTGATTTCCTCTCCCATGTTAGCACCGCACACGGTGTCACTTGGGACAGGCAGAGGGAGCGGCCACTTGAACCACCACTCCATGAAGTCGCTCGCACCTTCCATGCAAGCGTGCATCAGAGCAGCGGCCTCGTCCTTCACAGTCTTGTGTGAGTCAGAGTAAGCAGCGTCATGCACTGTGTTGACTAGCAACGACAGGCCGTTGAAGTTCTTGCGAGCATACCACGCACGGATCATCAGCCACATCGCAGCCTTCATCCACTCACCACCTGTGCCCTGCACCTCGTAGTTCTTGATCTCCGTTGGAGAGAACGAGGCGAGCATACCGCGCTTGAGTTGGTAGTCCATCGACGTGGACTCGCGGTATGTGTAGAGCTTACCATCTGGTGTACGCACACGGCTAATGCCTAGCTGTACCATGATGGCTTGGTTGAGTGGGTGCGGTACCATCACATTGGTTGGTCGGCGGTTGCGTTGAATCTCAAGCGCACGCTTCTCGAAGTATGCGTCGATCTCAGGCCAACGCTCTTGCTCAGCAAGTGTCAGCGCCTCGACTTCCTCGATAGGCATACCAGTTGAGCTGGCAATCTTCTTAGCACCTGCACCATAGGCACGCTGGAATGAGAACGTCTTAGCACCTGTGCGCTTGTAGTCCCACTCATCGACAGCATCATGCTCTACACCATCCTTGTCGGTGAAGCCCTTGCACAACTTGAACACCTCGTCGTACTCCATGTGCTCCTTGAGTGCGAGGCGCATGCAGTGCAGGTCAGTGCCCTTAATCAAGTCGTCGATCAACAGCTTGCATGACGTGAGGATAGCCTGCACATACACCTCAAGTGAGGAGAAGTCTGACTGCCCGATCACACCGTCATCACCAAAGCGTGACACGAAGATCGTCTTCACGTCTGACTTGTTACCCTTTGGAATGTTCTGCAAGTTAGGGTTGCTTGATGAGAAGCGACCAGTCACTGTGCTCGTGTGGTTGAGCATGTGATGGATGATGCTATCAGCTTGCACCAACGTGAGCATGCCCTTCTGCTCGCCAGTCTCAGGGTCTTCGGTGATGAAGTACGTGGTCAAGTCCTTGCTCATAGCAGTGACCTTGCCTAGCATTTCCAAGAACGGTACGTCCTTGCGGTTGCCCAACAACTCAATGATCTCAGCGGCTACTGAGTACAGGCCGGGTGTGCTTGATGCCCACTCATCGAGAGGCTCAGTGAATCCCTTGAACTGCAATGGCACCTTAGTGTTGCGGCCCTTAGGCTTGGACACATCATCGACCTTGACCTTCTTGGTCTTGAACTCACCAGCATTCTTACCACCCTTGAAGGTGGCGTAGTTGTGACCAGTCTCTAAGTCTGGTGGTACTGGTGTGGTCGTGCCATCATTGAGGATGTACTGCACCTCGTCCATCTGTGCATACGCCAGCTTTGGTACTTGGCCTGCGGGCAACAACTTCTCGTAGTCACTACGCAGGACGGTACCACCGTCAGCGGTGTCGTACTCATACGCATCATAGCGTACCTCACCACCGAAGATCAGCGGCGACAAGTGGTAGCGGTTAGTCCAGTTGAAATCGAATGGCATGTCAGCAGGCAAGAACTTCTCAAGCTCCTGCTTATTGGCGGCGAGAGTGGTGGCGAGTACGCCTGCAATCTCCAAGCCCTTGGCCTTGTCAACGAACATGCCGTTGCGTTCCATTTCAACTGTCGCAAGCAGCGAGCCCATGTTGAGCAGGATGCTGCGGCTTTGGTTAGCTGCCTGTGCACGCTGCACTTGGTCTAGAAAAATATCTCTAGTATTTCCTATGTCACCCTCACGGCGTTTGCCTGTGGGTTGCTTGGTCATAGGATCAATCAAGTCCTCACCAATCAGGTAGCGCTTGAGCAAGTCAGGATCAATCTCCTCGGTGGGTACGCCTGCTTCCCACAACAGCTTGACCTCATCCACCTTGGTGTCCTTGCCATAGCGCAGGGCCATGTCGTCAAGCGATAGCATGTGTGATGCTTGTGTCTGTCCGTCGAGCAGGTACTCAGCGAGCTGCACATCCCACAAGTTACCGCCCTGTGCAACCCACGTCATCCATGCGTCAAGCACATGCGGGTCTTTCAACAGATGCAGCAAGTCGAACTTGATGTTAGCACCGACGAGTAACTTAATCTCAGGCACCAACAACTTGAGCAACCACTCGTGTCGTTGATTACTTTGCGTGGCGCGGAAGCACTGAGGCTTTGGCTCAGCCTTGGTGCACCATCCACTCAGTACCACCCAGTTACGCTCGTCAAAGGCGTTGGCCTTGCGCTTGTAACTGGTGTGGATTGTGGTTTCAATATCTACTACAGCCCATGTCACGGTACAGTACCTCCCTCAAGTGTGACCCACACCGTCAGGAATGGGATCAGATTGACGCACAAGCGCCGATTGTAGGGCGACCAATGCCACCCTACCCAGACGCTAGACCAGCGCCATAGAAGCCCGCATTTCAAGCGAGCACCCACACGATCTGCTTGTTGCGTGTCGTGCCTGAGTCCTTGATCTTGCCTGCTCGTGTCAGCTCAGCAAAGCGGGGTGTGATGCTGTTCAATCGCAGCGTGGTGCGGTTGGCAATCTCCTCGCCAGTGCAGCCACCATGCACAGCCAGCTCAATCAGGATGTGATCCTTGATACTGGCTCGGCGCTGTGTCGCAGTCTGTGCTGCGCGGTGGCTAGTAGCTGGGTCAGTGGTGCGCACTGGGTTGTAGTCAGCACGCTTAACCCATATCACATCAGGGTCAAGGCAGCGCACGTTGTGGCAGCACAGCCCCTTGTGTTCTTGCCCGTCATCGAAGACGCAACCAATGCAGTTGCCTCGGTACCGTTCAGGCTGTGTCTCGAATCCTAACTTCTCTACTTCGTCATTGTCTAAATACATGCGAACTCCTAAACATTTGAGGGCATGAGGTAGCGGCCCTTCTCGCCATCGAAGAACACCTCACAACGGGGCTCACGTGGGCCACCGCTGCGGTGTAACTTGTTCTTTGTTGTGTTGATGTAGCGTGAGTTGGTAAGCAAGGGATCGTTGCTCGCACCAATCGTGATGATTGCCTCGGCTGCGCCTTGCTTACCTGTCTTGCTATCCTTGAGCATACCAAGGGTGGGCCACTGCATGCCATCACCCTCGCTGCTGATCTGTGATGTGGCGATGACAGGTACATCGTACTTCACACTAATGATACGCGCCCACTGATACATGGCTTCGAGTAACTGGTCAGTGCGTTGTCCGTTGTTGCCTGCCTCGCCACCGAACTTGATGTTGTCCACCATGTCGAACACGATGAGGCCGGGTGGCACAGTGCGAATAATATCCTCAACCTCATGCGACCAGAAGTCGTGAATGTCAAAGATTTTAATTATGTCCCAGCGTCCACCCACTGCCTCGTCATACTTCTCACGCAGCAAGTTCTTCTTGCCCTTGTCACTCGCGGTGTTGCTCCACTTAACAAGGTCACTAATGCTGGCGTTGAGTGCTGACTGATAGCAGCGTTGGATGATGCGCTTGCCCGGCCCTTCGTTGTTGAACCACAAGATAGAGCGCTCGTCGCCGTACATCTGCTGCACCTGCGGTGCCATGTACGATAGCTCAGAAGTGAGGAATGTAGTCTTGCCTTTGTCTGGCCTGCCTGCAATCACAACGAAGTCACCGCCACGTAGCGGGCGCATGCTCATGTTCAAGCATTCGAGTCGCCAGTGTAGGCCAACGTCATTCTTTTCATCTTCGAGTAGCGATTCGATTGACGTGTCAACCCAAGGCACCTTGACTTTCTTGTTAGTCTCAAGCTCGAACGCCTCGACGATGCGGCGTGTCTCCATGTAGAGATCAACCTCTGCACCCTCGTTGTACTTCTGCAATAGGTCAGTCAACTCCGAAGCCTTAGCCGCTGCTACTAAGCGTGGCATCACGCCTTGCTTGATTGCATCAGGTACATCAGCCGCCATCGACGCAAAGATTGCATCGAATGCAGCGTAGTTCTCTGGCTTCAACTTCGGATGCGCGAATGCTTTGAACCACTTACCGAACAGCGCACTGTCGATAGTCTCTACCTCAGGAAACTCCTTGTAAAATTTTGCAAAGTCATCCAAGATAATCTGTGTCTTCGCATCAAGTGCATGCTTGGGCACAGCGCGAATCAATCGGTCATGGACAGTGCGATGCTTGAGCAAGCGCATTACTGTCAGGTCAAGAGACATTCAAGTTCCTTTCGAGATAATAGTTTGGGGTCTTTGGGTGGTACGATGATGCGACAGTCAACACCTAGCAGGCTGAGCTGTCGTCGTGCTTTGATGTTGCCCTTGATACCCGCTGCATCAGGGTCAAGCATGATGATGACTGGCTTGTGTTGTGCATGGATCATGGTTGCGACACCATCAGGTATCGACGTGCCCATGATAGACCATGCTTGTGTAACTGCACTGCATCTATACGCAGAGAGAATGTCCTCAGTGAGTACAAGGGTTGGGCCACTGCCGTACTTGGCAGCGAGCTTGTCTTTACTCACAATGGGGTTGATGTACTTGGCATGCGTGGTCGTGAAGCCACGCGCCTGCCAGTATACGAGCTGGCCGTTGTCGTAGAGCGGCATGACTACCCGCTCAAGGCGTTCGCAGTAGTAGAAACCTAGCTGCATTATGTCGTCATTCGATAGCCCCGCTTTGTAAAGCCATACCCTAGCACGGGCGGGCCATTGCTGTGGGTCATGCTGCTGTGGTTGTGGTAGTGAGAGCGAAGCAGTAGCTTCTAACTCTACGCTACGCACAGCGTTGAGCTTTGCGATTCTTTCGGATAACGACAAGCGAGGATGAGGAATCCACCCATGGTCGGAGCACCTCCAACAGTAGGCAGAGAACCCATCCTCTTTGTGCGTCACTTTAAGTGTGCGCCCAGCTCCGCAGTCGTGGTCAACACGCTCACTCCGTCCGGGCGGTAGGTGAGTAGTGTGTGACTTCCAACTAGCGGAGTCGAGCATCAGGCTACCTTACGCATGGCGATGCGTTGCAGTGCACCACCGTTGCCAGACTTGGCCAACGCAAAGACTGGTTGCATCATGCGCTTGAATGCTTTGGCTGCTAGTTCAACAGCGTTCACATCAGCACCACGTGGTGTCATTGAGCGCACCATGTCGTAGCAGTGTGCAGCCAGATGACGCAATGGGTGTTGCACCTTGAGCAAGGGCAGCTTGGTGTAAGCTAACTTGCGTGCTTCGTACTCAGGTGATGAGTAAGTTTTCTTGATACGACTTGGCATTAGAGTGTACGTCCGGGAAAGTTTTGTTGCACAAATTCCTCAGCCAACTTGTGAGCAGCAGAGAGGTCAGCACCAGTGGGTGCAGTAACCTCAGGGCCATCATGTGGCATGAGCTTCAAAGCCCAGCCGCCTTTGGCGAGTGGTGAATCCTTCACTTCAATGATGGCGTGAGGGATGCGAGACTTGATACCTGTGAGATCGCCGCGCATTATTCAGTACCTCCCGACACGTAGTCCAAGGTGCTGTCAACTGGTGCAGGGTTGTAGTTGTGCGATTGAATCGCAACGCCTGTCACGTTGAACAACTGTTGATCGAAGCCTTCGCCTACGCTGATACGGTACAGCGTTGGGCCTGCCTCTTGTGGCTTGCTACCCACGACGACACCTTGGTATGTCTTCTTGGTTTCGGCACGGCCATACACGAAGTCAACTTGTGTACCAGCAGGCAGGCCAGCAGTAACAGCGCCTTCGATTTGTGCAGTCACTTCAACCACAGCGATTTGCTCGTTCAGTTTTGTCAAGTCATCTTGTGCCTTGGTAAACTTGGCGCTTGCCGCTTCCAAAGTTTTGATGAGTTGTTCTTTGCGCTTGTTCAGATTGTCGAGTTTAGACATGGAGTTCCTTAGAGATTACGAAAAATAAAAGAGTCAGTGCGGAAGTACTCAACGAGTACAGCTTCCTCACCAGATTCGATAAGGCGTTGTGTCTCATCTTGAATGAGTAACGCCAGTTCACTGTGCTCATCATTACGAGCGACAACATAATAGATGCGCACCACCTCGCGGCAAAGCGCACCATCATCCATACGCCACGTACCGTGAGCCTCTGTGACAGTGAAGCCACCCATAAGGGCAGCAAGTGCATGCTCAAAGTCGTTACTTACTTTGGCGAGAGGCACGTAAAGACGTATCGCATGGGGCTTGAACTCCATGTGAAAGGGAATATCATTTGCCATAGCGATCCTGTGAGTTGTATTTACCAATCCACTTGATGACATAGAGTGCTAGGTCAGCAGGTGGGCGAAGGCCAGCAGCTACGTTGTGCATACACTTACGTGCAGCATCAAGCACATTGCGTGGCGGGCTCATTGCTTCGAGTTTAGCAAGCGCCTCTTGCATGTCGAGGATGCTGGCACTCACAACAAACCAAGCTCACGCTTCTCTGCTTCCACCGCAGTGCGAACTGCGCTAGTGTGGAACAGTTGTTGTGTCTCCTCAGTGATGGCGTAATGATAAGCACGCTGCATAATCTCAGTGCGCTCCTCAAATTCTTCCAGCACTTCTTCTTCACGGCGCACAACACGGTCAAGCATCTTGCCATGCAAGCGCACCGCCTTGACGATGCACTCCTCGACAAGCACCTTAGTGCGGCGAGCCACACCAATCAGTGCACGGGTTACGGTAGGTGCTCGCATCACTCAGTCTCCTTGACCACAGCCTTAGTGACTGTCGATTGTTGGGCAGCAGTGCGGGCAAACTCACGAGCCTTGGCTTGGCCCTTGGTGTCGGAGTTGAAGTAGTGCTCCTCGGTGGAGCCATCGCGATAAATAACTAGAACTGTCATGTGATTCTTTCAGGTGTGTTTTTCTACGAACTTGCGCAGCTTGTACCCAATGTAGATACCAAGCGCAAACATGCCACTCAGCGTGGCGGTCAAGAGGTACGTTATGTCAGTGACCGTAATCATTTGGCGATCTTAGGCAGTGGGAATGGAACCTTTGATACTGGTTGGCAGTTGCCCTCATCCTTGGCAAAGGGCTTCTTCACGAAGTCGTTTTCGATGTAGCAACCCAGCGCACCACTGACAGTCGAGCACTTGAGTGTGTACTTCTCCACCTCTTTGCCTGTGACTTTCATAATGCTGAGCGTGGCCCAGCCATCACCTTGTGGACACTCTGGCGATTGAGTTGAATCACCGTGGCCCACGATCTTGAACGTGTTGTCGTAACGTGGATTCTCTGCACGGTATGCAGCGGCGTTGTACTCAGCGTTTGAGCGGGCTTGATTGCGTGCATCTTCCAACGTGTTGAACGATACAGTGTCAGGCTTGCCACATGCAGTGAGTGCAAGTGCAGCGAACATGGCGAGGATCAAAGATGTTTTCTTCATGGTAGTATTTCAGTTAAAGGTGTCAATAAACTTGCGTGCCACTAAGGGCGGCATTGATGTTGCACCACACGCTGCTTCGAGGCGTGGCACAATACCATCAACGATGGATTGAAGGCGCTCATTACGAGCACGCAGCATGCGGTTCTCAAGCTCAAGCTCTTGAACTACATCTGCATCAGATGGTGTTACTGGTGTTGGCGTATTACCTCCATACAGTAAGTCCCACCCTTGTGAGTAGGCGCTGTGATTTGTTGGGCGTTGCGCATGCCCTTTCCCTCCGGCACTCATTGCAAATGCACTGGCTCATGTGATGGACAGCGCGGTTCTGGTTGATGCGAGGGAAAGGGCCAGCGAACTGGTGCGGGTGCTGGTTGTGGTGTCATCGTAATGGCCTCACAATCCCAGCAGCCATAGCGTGCTTGCGCAATTCTTGGTAGATGTAGAACGGCAGCTTGTTGTTAAGCGAACGGTACTCAGGCTCTGCGCTCATCTTTAAGAAGTGGTCACGGTCATCATTGTCACACTTTCCAACAGATGCAAGCACCACTGCGAACTCCTCAAATGTGAGGTCGATAATGATACGCTTCTGTTGTGTTGGTGGCGGTGGTGGCTGTGGAATGTCTTTGAGGTAGGATTTAATTTCCATGAGGGTTCCTTGGGTTGGTTAAAATCTTGTCGCTGTGGTCAGGACGTACAAAGCCTGAGCATGTTGTGATTGGGCACAACAAACCTCGGTGCTTATTGTTGGCGAGTGCGCACCCTGTGCACTTGTTGATACTCATGCTGTAGGGTGCTGGCACTACATCGTAGAGCACGCCATTGAATGTGTGAGTTTCCATCACATATTCCTAACGTACTCTTTCACAAAGGCGAGCTGATCCACTGGGAAGTGTCCATGCTCCGCCTCATACTTGCTTTGCTCAATCGTGTCAGCACGCATCATGGCGGCTTCGAGTGAGTGCATGCCGAACTGTGCCATGACACAGCCCACATGAATGTGCCCTAGCTCTACCTCGTCAACGAGAATCGTCTCAGCGTACAAAGCTAGGTGCAGCATATCGTGCCAGAAACGAAACGCATAATTGTCGTTGGCAGTAATGTAAATTGTGTTATCACTGCAACCATCCCAAATTGGAAAGGGCGTGGCGTGAATGATGCAGTGGCGGTAAGCACGCTGCATTTCTGGCAGTGTCTCTGGCGCTCGTGGGTCAGGCCTCCATGAAAGGGCAAAGCGCCGCTCCATTTGTTGTGCCTTAGTGCACACGAAACTAGACAAGTGCCAGCGTGCTGCATTAAACTCAGATTCTGTGAACTTCATAGTTCCTCCTTATGAACAAGTGGCAGCAGTAAGCCCGCATGTGCTTCGCCCTTGGCGAATCTACGTTTGTCGCTTGGCGTACTGCTCCCAGTTGCTCACCACCCGCCCCTAAGACTTGGTGAACAAAAGGCCATCATTTGATTTGGTATGAGACGTGGTATGAGACAGTCCACTTCTTTGGCGTTGTGCCGTGATCCTTCGCAAAAGTTGACGCACTGTTTTCACAGATACGCCCACCTTTGCCCCCGCACTTCGAACCGCTCATGGTTAATAAAAAAGAGGGCAAAAGGTCAGAGCTATATCACACAGCCGCCCGACGAGCGACCTCCCCTTGATGGCGTGATATAAAGCGTTCCTACGCGCTTTCAAGAGACACCTATGCCGTGACATAGGAATCTCCAGAAAACGGCCAGAAACCGGGTTTTAATCGTTTCTGGCTTGGTTTTACATTGCCGCTTCTGGTGCGTCTACATGGTTGACCATGCTTGGCACATCAGATTCAGGAATCCCAACAGCCATGGCGAGCGCTTTCAACTGCTCGGTTGTGGCTGTAGTGGTGCCCTTGGCGGCTTTGGCGAGAACGTGACGAATGGCCTTCTGCAAGTCAAAGACTTGGTCAGGCGCTTTATCAGGCTTGTGGTCGTACCACTTGTCCTGTGCAGCGGCGAGCGCATCAGTGCGCTTTTCACGGTCAAAGACAAAGGGTTGCTCGGCCTTTGACTCTTTGTTGACGTTAGGTGACAATGCACCATAGGCCAACAGCCACGAAGCCATGGCTTGCTTACGTGCGCCCTTAGGCAACGCAATGTACAAACGATTCACCACGCCTGTGTCTTTGTGCTCGGCGAAGTGCTCAAGCACGGACACACCTGTGTCTTGAATGAGAATGTCGAGCTTAGCACCACTGCGGGCGATGGATTCGATGGCTTTGTTGATTTCAGAGATAGTTTTCATAGGATTAACCTTGCGATTAGCCTGCGAAATTGCAGGCCATAGCCCACAGATAAACCATGGGCTACAGTCTGAAATTTATAGCCAGCTATAGATGCGAGAACTCCTCATCCCCAACTGTATAAACGAAGTCCCACCCACACGCCCACAGTATCTTGCACCTGTGGCGTATAAGCACGCATCGCTATTCTTGGCCCACAATTGCACCGTCCCATCACACCCAACCATCACGCAAAGTTGCCCATGCGTGGCGATTAAATGCTACTCTAAGGCGCAGGAAACCAAATCCAGCTCTATAGCATCACGGCAGGCCCATAGCCTCGCCTCGTGGTATTGTGCCAACTGCACCCACGCAAAGAACAGAATCTAACAGATACGCATGCAAAGCCTAAGCCATGCGGCGAATCAATCAGGCGTTAAGATTAACGCTTGTGGCACATTGTACCACAGTTTGCAGAGCCTAAGCCCTGCGAGCTTTGCGGTATCGCTACCGCTTAGCATGCTGCCATTGTATCACAATTTCAGCGCCTTGCTTAGCTACACATTCAACCTTGACGGCTGTGTAATTCTTGGCTGTAGTCCCTGAGCCAACAGGATGCACCACAGTTGCAAAGCATGGCTACATTGTAGCACAGTTTAAACACACTGCAAAGGCGATAAGCCTTTACGCTGTATTCAATCAGAATTGAACGCTTAGCAGTATACCACAGATTGTAGCCACTGCCACCATGCACCCATTGTAAATAGCTGCCTCTGTAATTTCCTTGATTGTCATATCAACCTTTCATTGTTGTTGACTGCATTGTAGCACAGTTTAAAACCTTACAGATAGTGCGCTCGCTTCGCTCACTGCCTGCCATTCTCTGTAGTCACTGTGCCTTGTAGCTCAGTGCATGGTTTGCATTGTAGCACATTCATTCTTACAGATAGCTGACTGTGTTGTCATTGTCCATTGTCTGTAGTGTGTCTGTCTATCCATCACTGTGCTTAGTGCTGTAGTGTTGACTGTGAGCTGTGCATTGTCTGTGCTTTGCTGTGGTGTTGCTACTGTCTGCACTGTGGTGTGGCTGTGGTCTCTGCATCCATTGTGACTGTGTGTTGTCTGTGGCTTCGGGCTCTGCCCAGTATGTGCACTGTGTCTGCTGTGGTGTGCGCTGTGGTGTCTGTGTGGTGTGTGGTGTGGTTCTGACCTTCGGTCTCTGCTTAATAGATACGGTGAACCCGTGCCTATGCAGTATAGCGTTATATGTACTCATACTGTGATTGCATACAGTACAGCCAGTGCATGGTGTGCATCTAGCGTTATATGGTCTCATACTGTGTGCATTTACAGTAATACTATGTGATGTATTAGCCCGCATAGCCTGCGCAAATCAATCAGAAATAGATAGAGCACGCATGCGCACAGTATCCATGCACGCACAATAGCCCGCCACGCCCTTATAAGGCCCCTAGAAGCCGCTCAAATAGCCCAGCAATAGCAGCACAGCCACGGCATGCAAGCACGCGCTGTAGGGCCTGAGATTCTGCGCTCATGGATAGCCCAGCCAAGCCCTGATCTACCGCGCACGCGCACGCATACACGCGCATGTGCGCCCGCGCTACGCGCCCGTGGACATACCCGCATGGGGGAGCGGGCACGCGCATCGGATCGGAGGTACCCCCGCGCTTATGCTACCCAAATTTAGGTCGCTATCACGGCTTAACGCTAAGCATTACGCACGAATGCGGTAGCCATACAGACTAATAGCAGCGCCGGTATTACCTGCACCAAAGGCTGGTACGCTAACAGTAATGGCGGTGTTCGCTGCTGAGGCAGGAATACCATTAGGCCAGTCAGGACTCCACGCTGTGTTAGGTGCGTTAGTATTAACGCCAGCGGGTACGGCCAAACGTAGGTTAGGGCCAGCAGTACCACAGCCAGTAGTGGTCACATCAATAGCAGAAGCGGCTGTTGCACCAGTGCCAGTGATCTTAAAGCCACGTAAGACGTTAAGGTAGCCGGGCACAGCGGGCATCACTGCGTTCATTGCAGTGTTGGCGACTACACCCACGTTGATGTTTACAGCTACTGCATCTGCGGGTAAGCCAAATTTGTCAGTCATGTTAATCCTTTGCCCACTCACGTAGAGCGGCTTTATTGTTGTTACAGTTACGGAGAGCCAAACGGAGCTGGCCCACGTAGGACACAAGCTCACCATTGGTTGTTACCCCATTGGGGGATGGCTCAGTGCAATCTTGCAGGAGGCCAGCGGGAGGTAAATCGCGCTGTTGAACCTTGATGTACTCAGTGCTTCCGCAGCCAGTCAACGACAGGAGTAGGGACAGGTACGCCAGCCCACTCAGGAGCCAGCTTAATCGCCTCATTTTCTGCGGTGATTGAGGCGCGTAATCGCCGCATGCTGTCTTCGTGCTGCGCAGCTTGGAGCTGGGCCACACGTTCAAGCCGCTTTGCCGATTGTTCTTGGGCATCTAGGGCCTCCTTTTGGTCACGGATGACACCAGACTGTCGATCAATCACGATAGCCGCTTGTGCGGCCTTCTGGTGCATCCATGATGCGTACCCAGCGCACGCCAAACAGAGGGCGCACAGGGCGGTTATGATGTATTTCACAGGTTTACTTTCCAGTATAGGCCGTCTGCCCAACCCCATTTGAAGTTAGGCGTGTAAAGCCGGAAACCAGCGCGTATAAGGCCATTGGCCGAGCGCGTATTCCAGTTGGCTGTGTCCGTTATGCAGGTTCGCATGCCAGCCTTGCGCATGGCCTTGAAGGCTGCACGCAGGAGGCGGGGATATAAGCGGTTGCCCTCATGTTCAGGCAGAGTGCCCGCACGTTTGAGGTACCAGCAGTCGGTATAGCGATACATGACTATGAACGCCACAGGCTCATGGTCGTTAAACGCAAGCCAGTACAGGCTTTGCGGTTCATCGTCGATAGGCTCATCACCCGGAAGACATGCCTTCTGCAAGTCGTGTATTGCTGCGCTATATGGACTGGCCTTTACTGTATATCTCTTAGACATAGGGCATTCTCGTCACGGCGGCGCTTGGTTAGCCCAGCCAGCTTGACTGCCCCGGCGTAATCCCAGCGAAGTAGTTGACTGCAAGCGCCAATGTGGTCGCCAGCGTTGAGTTTCTTGAGTAATGTGGACTTAGCTAAGTTGCCTCGCCCCACATTGAAGGTAAAACTCGTGTAAGCATCAAGCTCACCCTGAGTTAAAGGCACCTTAGCTAAATCAAGCACGGCATCAGCAGCCTCACGTGCATCAGCAGCGAGAAGCTCTAGGCACTGTTGGTCAGTGCGCCATTGTCCACGAGCTGCCGTGGCCGTGTGACCATAACAGATTGTCGGGACACCCCACCCGTAGGCAGGGTCTTGATAAGCGGTGTTACTTTTACCTTCGTGAGTGGCGATAAAGCCAAGCCCGGCTACGCTCACCACAAGGGCTGCAAGTCGGGCTTTACTCATTAGGCGTTGTTAGTCACGGACTGAGCAGTGAACGTAGCCAGCAAGTTGCCGGATGTGTCACGCACGCCGTTGGTACCGGGCTGTGTGTACGCCACGGTGATGGCAGACGCGCTGAACGCAGTGGTGCTGGTGAGCACAACAGTGTTGCCCACCACGGACACAGCAGCCACAGGGCCACCTTGCGACAATGTGAAGGCAGAAGCCGCAGGCACGACAGTCGCATCCAAGCCTTCGCTCAATGTGATGGTCAATGTCTTAGGTGCAGCAGCACGGTTCACAACAGCCGACACAAAGGTAGGCAGCACGCTATCTACGAAGGCAGCGACAGCCGCAACGCAGGCGTTGAAGAATGTGGTCAAGCTCTTGGCTTGTTCAGTCTTGCCACCTTTGAGGTCAGCCATGACTTCGGTGTAGCTGATTGCCTTGACACATTGCTTTTGCAATTCAAGGCCAGAGCCGATAAAGCCGGGAGAAGGGAGTGCATCGTATTTCATATTTACTTTCTGTATTTGGCAAAGAGGCCTTTGCGCGTTGAGGGAACACCATAGCGGGTGTGGTTGAGTGGGTCGCGGATAAGCTCAGCGTATTCTTTGTCACGCTGACGCTTGACCGCATCATCTTGGTTCTGTTGGAGTAACGCCTGCCAGTAACGCACTGCGCCTTCAAGGGCATCAGCACGGTCATCATGGACTAGGGCATTCCGTTCGCGTGTCATCTTCGCAAGTTGATGAAACAAACTGTACTGCATGCGCAACGCCGGAGCGTACCTGTTGCAGTCCTCAATATCACGTTCGATGATTGACTCATTCACGATCAATGCACCTCGTCCAATTACTGGCTCCAAGGTGTTAATGATCCGCTGTTCTTTCTGTCCGTGTACCATGTCGTCTTCGACGGCACACTTATGCACTTTGTGTAGTACGGGTAAGAACACTTCACGGAATGCACCGTAGCCCATGTTCTTTTCAATGATGATTGTGTTGGGCTTCCAAATAGCCACGCGCTTTGCAAGTTCTTCGAGTACGGTGAGAGAGTAACCACCGGGCAACCCGCCTATGTCTAGGAGGTACACGTTGCCATTGAGGAAACCAGTGACAGCGTAAGCCGTCTCGTCACCGTTAATACCGCCGCCCGCAGGATCAATATAGCAAATGATCCCTTGGAACTGAGCAGTCTCAGGAGAAAGCTCGTGAGGTGTTGACACCTTAAAACCAAACGTGTGAACGTGGTAATCACGAAGCGAGGCTCCACCAAAACCACGCACAACAGTCATAGGCATGCGCGACTGCACAGCCATCACAACAAGTTGTTCGAGTTTCAATGGGTAGCGTAATGCGTCCACCAGTTTGGTGTTCAGCATGTGCTGGAGTTGGAAGTAACTTGTACCTTGGTCGAGTTCTTTCTTTTGCAGAACGCCCTCATCCATGAGCACGGAGTCAATCGGCTGACCTTGGTCGCCAAGCATACCACCACCAAACGCTAGTTCAGGGTTCTGCTCAAGCCTGCGCACAATGTACGGGGCCAAGTGCTCGCCATAGTTCTCACGCTGCTTAGGAGTCGGGTAGCGCCCGGGCCAAATGCGGATTGAAACTCCGCGCCCCGGCAAGGTATTGTAGATCGACTCCATACTCTGAGGCGTACCAAGCCAGATGATCCGGCCTGTCGAACAGATGGAGGTAAAGTCCAACGTCAAGTGCATGAGCTGTGCACGCTGCACCGCTGTCATTGAGTTCTTTGTAGATTCAATGTCATCAGCGATGAGCAAGTCTGCACGCTTACCCTGCAAGTTACCTGTGATACCCACGCAGGCTACGCTTGGTGATTTATCCACACCCTTGAGGGAGTAGTGCACATCGAAGTGCTCCACCGACGAGCGGTCGCCATTGTTTGTATCAGGTCGCATACACTCAAGTTCATCCATCGTCATAATGATTCGGATGATGAGCGTGCTAATATCACTCGCCTGTGCACCACCCGCCGATAGAATCAGGCAGCGTGCACGAGGATTGTGAATGAGAGTCCACACCGCGAACGCTGCGCAGATGGTTGTCTTTGCTTGACCACGCTGCGCCTGCACCATAAGGTAGTGCGGCCCATGAGCGATATACATCGCAATGTCGTGTTGGATTTCAGTTGTGCTGAAACCTAAGAGGTGCATCACCTCCTCAAGAAAAGGGATGAACTCGCGGTAGTGCTTCTGCACCACTTCGAGTTTGCGCCACCGCAGCAGCGCGTTCTGTGTAGACTCGCGTGCCATTAGTGCATACCCTCTGGCATGGCCTCGTGGAAGTCAGGGAGCACAGGAGGTGAGCGCTTTGCGCGTCGAGCCTCCATGATCTTCTCCAACTCGCCCAAGGCGTTGTCCTCACTTGGAGCACAAGTGATGTTGTTGTTCTTCAAGAAGCTAATAGCAGCACTGATCTCAGCAGCAGACGCTTCACCACCTTCGATACGTTCGGTAAGGTGAGTGGCGATAGCGTTATGCAACGTACTCAGTTGCGACTCAGTTGCCTTTGTCATTGTGTTCTCCAATATCACAGCGCGGCTTTACCACGTCCTTGTAGATTTGGTAGAGCTTATGGCCGATCAACAGTGTTGTGTAGATGAGCGTGGCCCACAACACGAGTTCATTCACAGAGTAGCCAGCTACTGTTGCGATTGACACGGAAGTGGGTGGGCCTAACTTGGTTACAACCGCCGCAGCGGTTTCAGTTTTGTGGTCGGTCATGGCTTCGGATATTTATCTTTTACAGCTTGACACGCTGCAATGTATGCGTCAACTTGCGCTTGGTCGCCCTTCACTACACCATCAAGGTAGTCAGTAATTGGCGGGTATTCAGCTTCGCGGTCGCGTTGATACTGTGTAGCGTTATGCTGTAAAAGCAATTGCTGCATTTCATTTTCAACAGCTTCTTTTGATGGTTTTGTGGATTCGTCCCCTAACCAAATTAAGCCATCATACGTGTGAGATTCCAAACCAAATGGCTGGCCACCAGCCAAGTTTGTGATCGCTTCGTGCATGCCGTTACTATAAATTTTCATCCTGCAATCTCCCTAACTAGCATAGTTGACATGCCGTATCTGTTTATGTACCCACCATACGTTCCCCCCGGACTTGAGCCTGATTGGTTTGCCATTTGCAAATAATAAGTCCATACATCACCAGCATCTTGAGCAGTGTGCCACCCTTGAATTGGGTGCTTTGCAATATGGTGCTCTTGATTGTTACCTTCGTATTCGTGAAACTGTTGGTTAGTTAAAATCCCTACAGAAACTCCATTTTTATACGCATGTATCCGCATTTCAATGGCAGGGTAGTTTCCACCGGTTCTATCCATTGAACCGACAGCCTCAATAACAACAATCGAGTTTGCCAATTTTGTTGTTAGTTGCACGGCTACTGCGTCAACCCATACACCTACCGAACTACCCAAACTATATTCGCTTGTAGATGCACCAGTCTTTTGTTGAACAAATGCACCTGCACCAAAGTTTGCGCGGGCTGCACCCGCTGCCAAACCAGTAGCAGGCACCTTGCTATCGCTGGTGAGCCGCGCAGC